CACTGCGAGTGCGGTTGTATAAGGGTCCAACGACAGTGTGTCGAAATCCGGCAATTCTACTTCGAGCTTTCCGCTACTATGTTCGGGCATATAACGACCATAAAGTGAGCACGCCCATCCACCAAAAAATACGACCTCTTCGGCAATAAGGGCGTCACGTACTTGATAATACAATTCGCGTTTCTTATCGGTGGTTCCTTCGAAATCACGCTGGAATTCGACCGCGTCACATCGCGAGGTTTTGATTGGATAGTATTTGTTCAAAAGTCGCAGGCGTGTAAACACTTTGTTCCACCTATCGACATCTCCTTCGGGTCGAGATAATTCGGCATAACTCATCATGCGAAGCAGATCAACCGGAGCATACAGGATACCCTTTTTATTGATGGCGGTTTTTCGAACTTTGGAAAATATTTTCTTATCCATAGAAGTAATGTCGGCAATCTGGAAATTCTCGACGAACAACTTATATGTCCCCACGTGAACGCCCGCCTTTGCGTTCACATTTTTGTAACCTGCCGCGTGAAAAATATCCGCTAGTTTTTTGACGTCCTGGATCGCAGACGGAGAGAAAAAGTCGTAATCGGGCGTTTCCCACCTAAAGTCGTAGAATCTTTCATTTTCGGGCAAAATGTTGTTTATCGCAATTCCGCCATAGCATACCAATTTTTTTTTGCGAAGAAAGTCTTCTAAAATATTTATCATGTCCATCATATCAGAAATAACCAGTTTTTTTAGTCCGGACTTCTCTTTTGCTTTTTTGACCGCCGCATCTAGAATATCCTCCTCTTTTTCTTCTATTGTCTGTTTGTTACATTGATTATTTGCCATTTAAATATTGGATAGATATTAAATACATATTATATATTGAACGAATAAAAGTCAGAATCCACCTTTCTCTCTTTGTAAGAATATTCCTTTGGCGGTGGTTTCGGGATTTCGATGCGAACCTCTTTGTATCGTAACTCTTCCGGTTTCAACACGAACGATGACCCCTCCGTATTGAAAAAGTCGTCGTAATACCGCATCTGGTTGTCCCATTTTTGGAGGGACATCGCGACGAATTGGCATCCGTATTTGTGAGCAAGGGCAGGAGAAGGATTTTCTGGCTTCTGCCCCAAATTCGGTATGCACATCGTCATAAATTTTTTATTATAATCCACCAGTTCTTGCATATCCGGGGCATATTTTACATCGTCGTAACGAAGCGTGCGCATAAATGCCGAATTGCTGGTAAGATTCACATACTCATCCAATTTAGTTTTGGTCGGATTCGCGTGCGATTTATCAACCACGATAATAACCTTTCCCTTCAGTTCCTTAAGGTCCGTGCTTCCGATATTATTACCTTGAGACTCGTAGCTGTATTCCTTACCTAATGTTCGTTTACTCGCCGTAAATATACTGGAAATGTTATCAGCCATGATTTCCATAATCGGAGTGTTTTTCGTCATGATTCTAAAGTGTAATATGAGTGGATCGCCTGGACACGGACACGTGCTTCCCGCAAACGCTTGCCTTGATATGATCTCCATCGCCTTTGAAAAGGGAATGTAGTTGTAGCTTCCCTTTACGCTATAATCAGTGTTGTCCGAGACGGCAATGACCGGACGATCATCAATGGAGAACACCTGAAAATCGAGGCACCGTGCACCTTGGCGTATACAGGTCGTTAACGCTTTGGTAGACACCCAATCATGCTTGAAATTCCCTGACGCACAACAATTATATGCGGTTTTCACATAGTAGTCGCGTAGTTTATATTGATGGCGCGCGTTCGACTTTGTTATTCCCCGGATGTGAGGGAACCCTGGATATATGTAATCCAATCTTCGATTGTTACTTTCGAACAAGTTTCCCTTCATTTTTCCTACCCAATACACAATCACCAAGACAAGTATCAATGCTCCAATGATTATGGCGATTGTTTCAGGACTTTGTTTTTTAATCAGATTGACCCCGCGATCTTTGAATTTCGCAAAATCCATTTCTTATTATATTACTACTATATTTTCTCGACGCAAACAAAGTTAAATAATTATATGCGTAGTATATAAATATGGCTGGTGGTTTATTAAATCTTGTGGCATACGGTAATCAAAATGTTATCCTTACCGGTAATCCCACCAAAACTCTATTTAAATGTGCGTATGCGAAGTATACGAATTTTGGATTACAAAAGTTCCGGATTGATTATGATGGGTTACGGACCATGCAAATCGATTCGGCGTCGCACTTTTCATTCAAGGTTCCTCGTTACGCCGATTTGCTGATGGACACATATTTAGTCGTGACGCTTCCTACCATCTGGAGTCCGATTGTTCCACCAAAAGAAACGGATGGTAGTAAACTTGAAAGTCGTTGGCGGCCGTACGAGTTCAAGTGGATAAAGCATATTGGAACTCAGATGATTGAGCGTGTGCGTTTCACGATTGGTGGGCAGACCATTCAAGAATACACCGGGCAGTATTTACACAATCTTGTCGAGCGAGATTTTGACGCCTCCAAAAAGGCACTTTACTACAAAATGACCGGACACACGCCCGAAATGAATGACCCCGCAAATGCGTATGGAAATATCAACACCTATCCGAATGCTTATTATACGTCAAATAAGCAAGGACCCGAACCTTCCATTCGAACACGCAAACTCTATATTCCGCTAAACATATGGTTCACATTGGCGGCAAAGATGGCGTTTCCACTTGCTAGTCTACAATACAACGAGCTCCACATCGAGATTGACTTACGTCCGGCACGTGAACTTTTTGTGATTCGTAATATACCAACCGATGATGCTGAAAATGAATACTCATACTACAAGAAATCTAGTTCAACGAATCCAGAAGAACAGTTTTATCGGTTTATTCATCCACCTCCTACTGCCGCTCTCGATGATAATGATTATACAGATAAGCGGACAAACTGGAACGCGGATGTTCACCTTATTAGCACCTATGCATTCCTTACCGACGAAGAGGTGCGTGTTTTCGCGGCGAATCCCCAGACCTATCTCATAAAACAGGCATACAGTCAAACATTTCACAACATTACCGGACCACAAAAGGTGAAACTCGAAACCATGGGGATGGTTGCGAACTGGACGTGGTTTTTCCAACGCAGCGATGCCACGCTACGAAATGAGTGGTCGAACTACACGAACTGGCCGTATGATTCGTTGCCTTATGGCGTAGTGGACCCGAGCGACCTCTCAAATGTTTCAGTCAACGAATATTATGCTACTGATGGAATGAATAAAGATCCAGGAACACACGGAGACGGCGACCCATCTTCGCTGTTAATAACAGGAACATACCAGGTTGAAAACGAAAAGGATATCATGACTTCCTGGGGACTATTGTTTGATGGGAAATATCGCGAAAACGTCCTCGACGCAGGCGTATTCAATTATGTAGAGAAATATGCTCGGACGTCTGGAAACGGACCCGACGGGCAATACTGTTACAACTTTGGACTTCGCACGGACCCCACCGATTTCCAGCCGACCGGTGCCATCAACTTGAGCAAGTTCAAAGATATTGAATTTGAAATCAACGTGCTTCCACCGAAACTCGAGAATGAAGTAAAAACATTGACCATATGCGACAATGATAACGAGCTTGTGGGAATCAATAAATCAGTATGGGATATGTACGAGTATACCTATGAACTCACCGTATTAGAAGAGAGATATAATGTGCTATCATTCACGTCTGGAAATGCGTCGCTAATGTACGCCCGATAATTTTATAACATTTTCGCAATGTCGGTATGGTTCGCAATGTCGGCTAAATTTTATTTTATATGTGTGTTATTTTATATCGACACATATATATGAGCGAAAATCGTGAGGATTCTAATCCGGTTGATGATAAGCGCAAAACGAACAACAATGTTCCAACGCCCAGAAAAAATGACTGGCGTGGGTTTGGAAAAGGCGTTCTAAATAATTGTATTACCACATTTTTTATTGCGCTGATTGGAGTTAACTTCATTTATCTTACCAGTTTAGCACCCAAGACCCAAGATATCATGTTTCCTTCAGAATTGGGGGAATACTTTCCCACTGGCGGGGCGAACAAGCAAAAGCAAACAGGTGGCATGGGCTCATTCAATGATAGAGCCGGTTTTTCACAGACCCTTTTAGCGAATAAAACTAATCTGGAGAAAATTGGCGTTCCTCCTTCACAGGGTTGGCCATATACGATGAATGATGGTACGGGTAAAATGGACTTTAGTACCGAAGGTTTCAAAAACTGGTTTGCGTTGTCGATCGCAGACGTGTATATGGGAGCACGCGATATCCTGAAGACAATACTTCGATTTTTCAGTACAGAGACCGACCATATATTTTCTTCCGATTTGGTTCAGATCATTTTTATCACTTTTATTGTCCCGATTATTCTTCTTCCGTTATCATTTTTACTTCCATTTATCCTATTTGTGTTTGTGGTGATTTTGTCTGCTATGCGCGCTTGGAATGGTTCGTCCGATTTTTTGTTCACAATTGTTGCGGCTTTGGTTCCTGCCGGTTGGTTATCGCTCGGTATTACGACCATTTTACCATTACAACTTTTACTTACTTTGCTAGTATTGCCCCCGTATGCGGATAGTCGTTCTGTGCTGAAAATTCTGAAATGCAACGGTTTCTTATTCACCACGCTTTTTTTGCTTTTAACCACTATGTCGGCATTTAAGAGCGAACTTGACCCCGGATTCAAAGCAGGTTTGATTATTGCTGTTGGTGCCTCATTGGGACCTCACGTATTTAAAGCATTAAATAAAATGAGAACATAAATACAACGCAAACATTTGAGTCTATTTATACATATATTATTCCACGAATAATGTGTATAAATACAATATTCAATAAGATAACATTATGGCAAATAAACACAAAAAGAAAAATAAGGCGAAAAATAATCAGAAACATCAGAATAAGAAGACAGAGGACCCTTTGGTCCAGCAGACAGAAAGTATTGCCGACGTTTCCGTTCCTCTTCCTAGTGACGATGAAACCAAACCGTTCGTAAGCATTTGCACACCAACCTTTAATCGGCGACCGTTTATTCCTGCCATGATCAAATGTTTCGAGCATCAGACCTACCCGAAGGACCGGATGGAATGGATTATTATCGACGATGGAACCGACAAAATCAAAGACCTAGTGAATAACGTCCCCCAGGTGCGTTATTTCAAATACGACGATAAAATGGTACTTGGAAAGAAGCGCAATCTTATGCATTCGAAAGCCAAGGGTGACATTCTCGTATACATGGACGATGACGATTATTACCCACCAGAGCGTGTATCCCACTCGGTCGAAACTTTGCTAGCGAATCCAAACGCCCTTTGTGCTGGAAGCAGTGCAATATATATCTATTTCAAACATGTCCAACAAATGTATCAGTTTGGACCTTATGGACCAAATCACGCCACGGCCGGCACGTTTGCGTTTAAGAAGGAGCTGCTAGAACAATCTTCTTATGATGAAACGGCGGCACTGGCGGAGGAGAAAAAGTTTCTTAAAAACTACACGATTCCGTTTGTCCAATTAGACCCCATGAAAACCATTATTGTATTCTCACACGAACACAACACATTTGACAAGCGTATTTTACTACAGGAAAATATGGGTAATCAATTTTGCAAACCCCTTGAAGAAACGGTAGATAAGTTTATATTAGAGAGCGATTTGCGCGAATTTTACACGAAAAAAATCGATTCTCTTCTCTCCGCTTACACACCGGGAAAACCAGCCATGAAACCAGATGTGTTGGCACAAATCATTGAAATCGAACGTTCTAGACGCAAGAGCGCGGAAGAAATCGCAAGGAAGTTATCTACCCATACAGGTATTACCATTACCAATAGCGATGGGACGAACAAAGAGTTATCCAAAGATGATGTCGTTTCCCTACTTCGAAAACAACAAGGTGATATCAAAGGTCTATTGGAAGAAGTAAACAGAAGAGGGGCTGAGATAGAAAAAATGAAACACATTATTGAGAAAAATGAAAATAATGTGATTAATAATGTGAATAATAATGTGATTAATAATGGTGATCTTGACGGAGATGGCATCAGCGTGAAACCATACGAAAAGGGGTATTCTACCGGTCTCTCCGAACAAGATAAAGATAATGAAATAAGAAGATTGCATCGTGTGCTTCTCAAAGTAAATGAAAAGATGTTGAATTTAGATGCTCCTGACTAACCCGACTCGTTCGAAGTTTCCGTTGCGTTCTCCTCAGGGGAAGAGGACGCAACGGATTTTGGAGCATATTTTTCCAAGTATCTGTAAATACGATTAATATCTAATTTACTGATGTCATTTGGTTCTAGAATGGTGTAGATCTCTTCATCGGTCATAGTCTCGCGTGCTTTCATAAAAAACGCTAGCATGTCTTTTTTGTCCAAACCCAATTGCTGGCATAATTCATTGATAAAAATCGCGTTGTTATACTCCGTACTATATTTAGTCAATACTTTTGTAAAACGAACCTCGGATGAATTGAACGTCGCGTTTGGTAACCTCTGGTGAAACATATGATTCGTATGAAACGTCTTCATAAGGGAACTCATCTCGTTGAATTGCCAGATCTGCTTTTGAAATGTAATCCGGTCAATGTAGTCGGCAAAACATACATTATCAATAACCCGCTGATACAATGGAAAAGAGACGGATTTTTCTTCGTGTTCCAAAATATCAACTACGTTTTCGTGCCAAAGGAGACCAACAATCGTTCGGTCTGTTTCATTCATCAATGTCAAATGTTCCGATATTGAATAGTCATTATTCAATAGTTTCCGCGTAATTTCTTTTGTATCCTCACTGTAGGACTTCGGTTTCAAAATATTTTGAATGATTTCGTTTTTAAGAATGCTACGCTGATTCTTGTGAATTCGGTGTATACCCTCTAGTTTTCTGAGGTCACCCTGCACAAAATCGCGGACACTTGTCATTAATGTTTCGTCAAGCTCGGGCATTGCGTGATTCAATATTTGCGATATTTGGGGGATTGTTGGCGTTTTTAGTTCAAATGTATAACATACTTTCATCAATTCTTTTATTTTCTTGTCGACGTGATAGTTGCTGATACAAATTACGGGGCTACAAGTGGTATCCTCTAAACGCTGTTTCTTGGTTTTTTTAGGACGTATCAGTCGGATGAGCGCGTTGATACCACCCTTGTCACCATTATTCATACCATCGATTTCGTCCATGACAATCGCAATAGGCTGGGCTTTTTTCTGGAACAAGCTCACGATGTTCTTCTCCGCCATATTGTTTTTTGCAATCGTATCGATTATGGTTTTGTTTCGGATATCGCCCGCGTCATATCTTACGATGTCGTATCCTGCTTCCTTTAATAATCTCATGACAAATGTCGTTTTTCCGCTACCTGGTGCACCATAAATATAGAGCCCGCGTTTCTTCAGTAAGTCCTTCTTCGTGTTTTCGAAGTCTTGTAACACATTTTTTATATCGTTCGCAACACCTTCGCGGTCTAAAATTTTAAGGAAATCTAGTTGCTCCATGTGTTACTTCTTACCCGGGCGTTTTTATGTCTTTTTTTCCCGTCCTTGTTTTGGTGCTCTATCATTAGAGCATGGACTTTAGACGATTCGTGTTCTTGTGATAAGTATATGATGTAGTCTACGTAGTCATCGAAGGTGAAGTTCTTATACCTATAATTTTTCAGATTTTGCCACCTCGAGAAGTTATCTCTCATCAAGTGGAAAAACACAAAGTCGTTATCTTTTCTCACGACGTGACGAATGTAACTTTCATAATTTAGAACTGGTATATGTTCACGTAGACAATGTCTATGTTCTATATGTAGTTCTTTGTTCAAAGTGGTCAATGTTAATGGGGGAAGGAACTCGTAAATGTAATCGCTTATCTCGCTTGGCAGAACGTTCATATTATCATAAAAAATCATATACTAACACATTACATTAATTTTGTAATGTAGATTCACTACATATCGCACGCCTCCGTATTGTTCGTGACACCATCCCATACCACTCCACAGGCTTTAGCCCATTTCTGCTTCCCACAGAGTCCGGTGTTTCCAGTAAATTCATGTGCAGAAAAATTGTAGATTCCCGGACAGGTCCCCAAATTCTGGACGTTTTCGCACTTGATTTGGTCATCGGTTGAAATGTTTTCCCAGTAATCAGGACACTCCGCAACTACCGGCGGAAATGCCACGTCGGCGTATTTTTGTCTGTATAACGCGATGCCAATAAGGATCAGCGATAGCACAAGGAGAACTATCGAAACGGTCATTATTGTTCTTTGAAATCCGAAACTCATTGTATATATATAAATAATATTACATATTTTTTATGGATGATATTTATATAATGAATTGTCAACCGAAAAATGGGCGTGTGGATATCACGGGGCCTAATACATCAGCTGTGTTTGCGCTAAGTGACCGGATTCCTGTGAGTCAAATGTCATCCTATAGGGATGCGATGACTGGTAACTGGAATAATACCCCTTTATCAACAGCGTTCTTCTCTCGCGACAACATTCAGGCACTACAGAATGGCATTCGTATTGGCGTTTATAACCGTTCGAATCAGCAGTACTTAATTGGAAACCAGAACAGCGACGAACTAAAGATTATCATGCGAAGCATCTTCCTCCAAAACGCCAAGAATACCCCTGAAAACATACCATTGCAAATTGATACGCTAAACAAGTTGGTCCTGGAATACGCGGTACACCAGGTATATGGAGAAGCCGAGGGTTACATGAAGTATAAGCGTGACGCCAGCACACTGGTAACGCCGATGGAACCTCCCGTGATGTCCAAGTGCAATGACAAGCAGTTGCTGTATAAAAAAAATCTGTTTTGATTTTAATGAAATTCTAAAATTTTATCTCTCTTTGTGTTATAATGAAGTTGATTGTAAAAGCTGCTCTTGTTGCCGTAATTCTTAACGTTGTTCTCCCACTTCTAGTCGCCCCGTTTGCAACAGAAACAGAAATAAACGCTTGCATCAAAGATGATAATCTCAATTTAAAAGAACGATTTATGGTGATGTTGCTTCACCATAAGCACATGCCCGTAATGAGTAGTGCGATTGTTGCCTTAGTTGTTGTTCTCAGTATTGTGTTAGGCGGCAAGTTACGTGTGTAAACAATATAGTATTATCTTGTACGCCAATGAGAACTCAAAAAATATATTATAAAATTGAAATAATATGATAGTATGATTTTATTATTTCAACAAGATTAATCAATCATGGCTTCCTTTGCCAACAAGCATTGCGGTATTACTTCGGGGACGAACGAGTGTGGAATATGCTTTACGAAGGCATGGTTCAGCAACAGCATCCCACAGAAACAACACCCGAAACACGCCCAAATGGAGCTTTTCGTGTGTGGACATGGTGTATGTCACACCTGCTACGAGAGAATGACAGATAACAACAACAGCTTCCGATGCCCGTTCTGTAGAACGACGGGTATGCTCGTGACAAATCTGGATTACGCAGTATCCCTCTCATTGGAAGCGCGCGGCTATCCAATGCCACAAAATATACTTCCCAGTAAAAAAATAAACACGTTCTCGGAATTTCTTGAAGAACACGGGAATAACTGGTATCTCCTCCAGCGACGCAACAGCACGTTTATGAACTTACACAGACAAATAATATTCAATCACAGCGAATCCAAACGCGCCGAAACAAAGCGCAAAAACAAGGAGCTAGAAACAGCCAAACGGAAATCAGAGAAGCACGCCAAAACCGCATCACGCAATAACGCTGTCTGCCCTCATTGCAACAAATCTACGTTCACCAGCGAGAAGCAACTCCAGATTCACATCGGAGCAAAGCACGCCAATAAAATTAAATCAAATAAAAAATAGGTTCATTATTTGATTCTAATATTTACACAATTCAATTATATTTATTTTTATATTTATTTTTACTCCTTTTTAGATACCTTTTTCTTTACCTTGAGTTTCTTGGCCACCTTGATTTTTGTGACCTCGTTCGCTCGCGTCTTCTTATACATTTGATAGGCATCGCGTAGTGTTCCGATTTCTTGCAACCAGATACGCTGCTCGGTGGTGGCCTTCAGTCGTTCGAGTTCGCTCAACTTGGCTTCCTTCTCCTTCATAATGCGCTCCACATTTTCTTCCGTCACACTATCCATCGGTAGTCGCACCAAGTACTTGAAATCCGCATCGTCATCGACCATGTCATATCCTGACTTGCTAAGGATTCCATTGACCACTTCCTTCTTCTTACGCCGCAGGTCAAGCGTATCATCCAACACTTCCGTAATGAAGCGGGCCTTATTCGACAATACCATTGCCTCGCGCTCTAATACCCTTACCTGGTGCTGTTTACGCACCACGTATGTTTGCATCCGCACGCCCATATAATGATCGACGAGCTCTTCAGGAGAACCGAACTTTCGCAGTTTCTCCGTCTCGTCGAACACGTGCATATTGGTCGTCGTTCGCGTGGTGTACAGCTTCAGCAGTTTCTCAAGTGCGTTGCACCCATATTCCGTCTCCTTCGCCCGCAACTTCTCGATTTCATTGCTAGCGAACTTTATCGTGATATCCACGACTACGTCCGTGCTCATATCGGTGTAATCGCGCACCACACTGGCAACGGTTTTCTTTTTGGCCTTGTCCTTGCTTGTTGTCTTCGTGTCTCCGTCGATGAGGTCTTCGATGTACTTCTTGTAGTCGTCCGTCCATGTTCCCACGGGCAACTCTGTAACACGCACCTCTTTTGACGAAATGACCTCGTAGCATCCCTTGAACAACCACTTTGTTTCCGTAATCTGTGCGATTGTTCCTTTGAACCCTTCGTAATACGGAACCAACTTTGGTTTGTCCGACTCGTTTCGGATGCTTTTCTCTACATACTCCATGATGGTGGTCGGGTCATAGCACATGATATCCGTGCTGAAACCCGTTCCAATTCCCTTGCTTCCGTTCACCAGAATCATCGGAATAATGGGCGTGTAATGAATGGGCTCTACCGGCGTGCCATCGTCGTCCAGATACTTCAACACACCATCATCCGCTTCCGGAAACAGACTTCGTGTCAGTTTGTTCAGGTTTGTGTGGATATACCTCTCGGACGCCGAGTCCTCGCCGCCTTGCAGCCGCGTTCCAAACTGACCCTTTGGCTCCAGCAGATTGATGTTATTTGAACCCACAAAGTTTTGAGCCATTCCCACAATCGCCCCATTAAGACTGCTTTCACCGTGATGGTAGCAACTGATCTCCGATACAGAACCGCTGAACTGCGCCACCTTGATTTCATTTGTAAGTTTTCGCTTGAATGCTGTAAACAGAATCTTGCGTAGACTGGTCTTCAACCCATCCATCAAATTCGGAATTGAACGGTCGCAATCATACTTCGAGAAGTGAATCATTTCGCGCCCAATAAAGTCCTGATAAGTCACTTCGGACTGGTTCGTATCCAAGTAAAGCTCACGATTATACGCCTCCAACCAGGTCTTGCGGTCGTTTGCCCGCTTCTTGTTGAACACCATATCAATCGCATTGCGACTTTCCTCGCCGCTGCTAGTGAAGCTGACAATCTTCTTCTGTGCGAAATACTCCTTGAACTCTTTGCTTGTCGACGTACCGAGTCCCTTGTAGTATTTCACTTTCCATCCCTTTGCGTCGTTTGCTCCGCACCACGCGTCCCATTCACCATCGTTGTAAAACGCGAGTTCTTGTGCTCCCTTGCGCGCCTTGAGAATGGGTGTGTTCATGAATCCGATGAATCCAGGAATGTCCAGTAGAGACTGCCACTCGGCATCGAACATGTTGATGCCAAGTCCCTTGATATGGCTACCGTCCAAATCTTGGTCCGTCATAAACAGCACCTTTCCATAGCGCAACTTCGTAGACACCAACTCCGTCGTGTATTTCTTTCCGGTCTCAATCCCGAGGATTTGCTTGATCTCGGCAATCTCCTTGTTTTCGAGGATTCGCTTCTGCGACTCACCGCGCACATTGAAGAGCTTGCCTCGCATTGGATACACACCAATAATGTTTCGGTCGTCTTTCGAAAGCCCCGAAACGATGCCCGCCTTGGCCGAGTCGCCCTCGCAAAAGATGATGGTGCATTCGTTGCTCTTGTTGGTGCCCGCATAATTTGCGTCAATAAGCTTGGGAATCCCGCGGACACTCTTGGTCTTCGCACCGTCCGTCTTCTTCGCCTCCTTGTTTTCCTTGACCTCGGTTAGCGCGCATGCGTTGTCCATGACGCCCATCTTGGCCACCTTTTCGACAAACTTCTCGCTAATGTCGCAGGTGGTGCCGAAGCTGCTGCTCGGTGTGTTCATATAGTCCTTCGTCTGACTATCGAACGTTGGATTCTCAATGTCGCACCGTACAAACAGCATGAGTTGCTCCTTGATGGTGCTCGACTTCACATCCACCTTCTTCTTCTTCTTAATGTATGCGGTGAGCTTGCGCACGAGCTGGTTGAGAAGATAATCAACGTGCTTGCCACCCTTGCCCGTGAAGATGCCATTCACAAATGAGACTTGTGTGAACTCTTCCTTGGGCGCCATACATACCGCGTATTCCCATCGCGCATTGCCCTCCTCATAGATGCGCTTCGTGTCGCCTTTCGAGCCGATGTAAAGGTCCACGTATTGCTGAAAGTGGCTCACGGACACCGCCTGTCCGTTATACTTCACCTTGACCTTCTTGTCCGTCACCGCGGCCACGTCGTAGATACGGCGCTTGAAGAGGCTCATCATATCAGGCGAAAGTCCGGTGATTCCGAGCCGCTTGTAATCCGGTTTGAACGTGACTCGTGTAAACGGTTTCTTCTTGCACTTGGTAATCGTCGGTTTATTAATCGTGTTGAGATTGTCGGAAAACCGCTGGACATACTTTAGTCCTCGCACGTGATCAATAGTTTCGATTTCGCCCCATTCCGACCAAATCAGGACGAGCTTGAATCCAAAGCCGTTCTTGCCACCGACAATCTTCTTCTCGCTCTTGTCGTAGTTGGTGGATGTGCGCATATGACCGAAAATCATCTCCGGAATCCAAATGTCGTATTCGGGGTGCTTCTCGATATCGATTCCATTTCCATCGTTTGTCATGCTAATCACGCCATCGTCCGTAATTGAG